ACACAAAGACCGGCCATCTCACACTACAATCGTATTAATATCTCACATTAGCGGATTCACCTGCCTCTCAACTAAGACATGGTCTCTTTTGTTTTAATGTGTTTGATGAATGGTTCAGCTACTGCCACTATGATGGGGTGTTGATGTCGTTGATGATCAATGAGTGATATAATCATGATGAATTTTGGACTGTGGGACGAGATGAGAGATTACTCTGTTGATTTTAGTAAGAGATTTGAATTTCAAGCTTCTAAGTAAGCTTGATCTTTTTGAACAATGACATTCCTAAAGATCTTAAGAATAACAATAGCACAATTAGCATCAAAAAGCCAAAAAATAAAAAAAGAATTATTTTCATAACCGCTGCCCAAGTCCCTCCTAGCCAAGATGTCAGCCCACTTAGCCATCCAGATAGGTTCCATCTTGTCTCAGAAGGGTTGACCACCACTGATGATCCTCCTGTATTATTTCTCAGATCAGACACTCCTAATGATATTAGCAAACCCTTCACTCTGAGTGGTCTACTCTCACCTCCACAAGAGTATTGTGTGGTAATGTCTACTTCTGGTGTTGAAAAATGCATCACTTGACAGTAATCTCTTGTCCCTGTCCATGCTCCTATTGACATATAAAATGATTCTTTCTCATTAACAGCTAGAAAATTGGAGTTTCCTTGAGCTTTTATTCTTACACACACTCGGGCTCCATAATTGCATGAGTAGCAACCAGTTATATTTATGAAAGTCGCATCACATTTCTCAGCATTTGATAGAAATTCAATTTCATGATCATCCATAGTGATGGTCAGTAAAGCTCTGATTGACCCACTATTGAAAGCTTGGACGGTTTTTTTGTCCATTGAGCTTGTGTATGTCATTCCATTCCTCACCTGAGGCAAAGAACCCTTAACAAAGGCTGCAAACGGATCAATGAGCGAAGCAGTACATTCAATGATGTCAGTCATGGGTTTATATTTTATTAAATTTGGGGCTCTAATACATGAAGAGTGTGCAGTTACAGCTGCTGATTCAGATGAGCACCTAATCTCTCCCAGGAACCCTTCTCTCGGAACCTCAGAAAATGCCTCATCATAGATGGCGAATCCACCTCTACTGCTCTCTAAAAAACTGTAGGAGTTAGTTCCTGAAATTGTTTCTGCATCTAGTGTTAAAGATACTGTACCCCAGCTAAGAAACTTTGTCCCCATAGAGGATAAAATGACTTTCTCCTTTTCCCCATCTGGACCAGTGATGAGTAATGTCAATCTATGAACCCAGTCAACACAAGAGAAAACCCTTATAGCCTCAGGTTTGACACTCTTTAGAACAGTGTGCACAAACAAACAAGAGGGATTTATGTTGAAACAGCCACAGCCTATCGCGCCACACTGCTCAAAACACTTATTTTCATTCATTTGCAGGTTGTCATTCGAATTTTTGAATTCAGTTGACACCAAATCATCAGTCCAGCTTTGACATCTATTTCCAGTGCAATCACCAACCAGGTGGCACCTTCTAGAGCTCAGACAGTATGGGGTATAATGGCTTGTCCAGAAGCTATTTCCTTCTCTACACACGATTTCACTTGAAACAGTTTTTATTCTTACAGTCTTCTGTTGGTTGTCCATTGGCCCTTTGATTATAAAACAAGATTCCCCTCCTATAATACCAGCCTTCATAGTAATGGTTGCACTTATTGTGCACTTCACATTCCCTCCTGACTGAACACACTTTGTCTGTTTTGAATTGGAAAGGGTGGTTTCTGAGCAAGAAAGCCCTAAGGAAAAAATAGAGAATAGGATGAACATAGTGGCCTGGAATCTAGGGATGGGTCGTCTCTGAGCGATGGGCCTGTGATTAATCACCTCTTGCAATTCTGCATGATTGGTCCACCCAATGGAATTGTTTATTCTGAGGCTCATTGATCTCAACCCTTTCTTTACCAGCTGGATTAACCAACAGAGTAGCATAAATATCCACATAAAAGGGCTGCGCAGTCTCTTAGGAATGACTTTGAAGAAGTATAACATCTTTCCTATAGAGAACAACAAGAAGTAAATCATCATTGAGAGAATGGATGACAGCAATAATGATGACAAGATGGTGTGGCATTGGTAATTTATGATTCCTCTAATGCAAAAGAAACAGTGCAGAGTCTCACAGACATCCCTAGGAGGACAATTAACAACTAAGTGCAAGCTAGTGCTATCATCGTTGTGAGACAGCTGAACACCAATCAAACCTCCGGATGCAATGGACAGTCCTGGATATGGAACCACTATCGTGGTTGATGGGTCCTGATGAGTGGAGACACATGATCCATGGCTACATGAGACTGCTGACGTTATCTTGAACCCGGTTGAGGTAACTCTAATTCCATCATCTTCACAAGAGCTTATGCAAGTCTCACACTCTGCCTGTGGCACCACAAATGATCTTTTTACTTCTCTCTTTACCAGGACTTTCTCATATCCAAGACACTTGGGTTTGACCCAAGAGCCTAATATATTTACCAGCACTGGTCCTGAGCCTGGTGCAGTTATACACTTGACCTCTGGATAGGATCCTGAGCAACCATACTTCTGGCAAAACACATGGTCTCCAGTACAATGCTTAGATTTAGAAGAATTAACATTTTTACAATCCCCAACCTTGACTCTTTTTAACTCTCTGGTTTCTGTTTCAGTACCATCTTGTCCCTTGTGTTCATAACAAATGAATGAGACATCAGCTATTAATTCTAAGTTCTTTGTTATCAATCTTTCTAGGTAAATCTTTCCTCCATTTTTAAAAATGACAAATGGGATGTTTTCATAATGCTGGGCATGATTGCTACACAGCTTATAAACTGTTGTGCCTATTTCACATATTCCTTGGACAGTTATCTTTGGTCCTGAATATTCTTCTGCATCCTTTTGACAGAAAGCATCTTGTATTGACACTGATGTCTTCATCACTCCCTTAGACCCTTTCTTCTTCATTTTCCTACAAAAAGCACAGTCCTCTGTTATTTCATATTCATCTTCTTTACATCTAGAGTGACTGAGTTTTCCTTTATCATTAAGGTAATACACACCATTGACCCCTTGAGGGCAAGATGCTTTAATGAATTGCCTGCCTTCCAAGCATTTGGGGTCTTTGCTCTTTCCCATTTCGCAGCTGTCCCCTTCTTTTTCAACAATCCCTTCTGCATATGCCTCTAGTGGTGTCAAGTGCATGACATAGGAATTAAAGAATGGATATTTGTCTGGTCTTATCATGTAGTCAAATCCTGCACAAGCTAGCCCATAAGTCAACCCTTTGCATGTTGCATCATCTTCACTGTCAAACCTATACAGCCCACCGCCAATCCTGTTCTTCACATGGATATATGGATTCTGCAATGCAACATGAGTTGAGGCATCTGCCAGCTCCACAATATCAAGAAAAGGAATGGTGGTTGTCAATAACACTGCTGTTTTTAGAATTGAAGAAACTGAGGATACATTTGATTTGCTAGTGTTGCTTTTTTCTATCATGCTCAGCTTCTCTCTCATTCTCTTATTCTCTTCACTCAATTTATTCTTTTCATCAATTATGATTTTGTGGTGGTCTTTGGCAGAAAACAGCTCTGACTGCAAAGCACGAAGACTATTATTGGTATTGTATGCAATTCCAGTCAAATTAGATATTTTGTGCAAGAGCATCTGGTTTTCTCTGATCAGAGACTGTATTTCATTCTTGTCATCCAATCTAACATTTTTGGCATCCTCTAGTTGTGATTCAAGATCTAAAACCTTCTGGTTTGCAGATAGGAGCTTTTGATCATAAGATGCATTATACTTTTCTACCCAGCTTTTCCCATCACCAACAATTATTCCCAAATCAGAAAAAACCCTGAAATTGTCACAGTCTACAATATTGTAGCCTGGCTCAGTGTCATCCAATCCATTGAAATTGACTGACACACCACTGTTTTCTAAGTTCCCGGAACAAGTGAGTTTCAAGGGGGTTATTGATAATTGAACCTGCTCAATCATCTTCATCATGGAAGAATTACTCATTAGCATAGGGTCACCTTCACCTATTCTGCAGTCCAAGTGATTGGTAGAATCTCCCTTAACTTGTTTTTTTCTTTTTCTTTTTAGATCCTCCCAATAGTACACTATCCCTTCCAGAGGTGATTCATTGCTCAAGCATATTTTTGTCTGGCCTTCCATTGACCATCCTGTTAATGTGTAAGCCGCTAAGGCAAACGCAATTCTTTTAATAATAAACAATATCTTCATTTCTTAGCCGTCTTTGTGT